GCTTACTGATACCACACAGAACCACGCATTAGGCACTATCGTTACTGCGGTAGACCCAACTTACGGCGCTGGCGAATTCATTTATTTGAAAGGCGTTGCATCAACTGTTGTTGGCTCATTAGTTGATTATGACTCTTACTTAGCCACAACTGCATTAGCACCTGCTACTGGCGGCGTTGGTCAAGTGGCTGTAGCAATGTCAATTAACGTAGCCTCGCAATACGGCTGGTATCAAATTACTGGTATCGCTGCGGTTAAAGCACCTAACGCTATGGTTGTTGGCGCTGATGTATTTTCATTAGCGGCAACTCCCGGCAGTGTTGATGACGCGGCAGTAAACGGTGAGCAAATCTTAAATGCTAAAGTATCTACCACAACAGGTACACCTAGCTCTGGCTTGGCGTTGATTCAAATCAACCGTCCATTCCACCAAGGTCAAGTAGTATAATTTTTAAGGCGGTAAGCTAGACGGCTTACCGCCAACTAACTAGGATTAAATATGAGCGAACAACTTTCTTATGTCGGCGATACCGGCGGCGATGCTTACTTAGACGTTTCATTCTACATTGGAACGCACGATGGGCAAGAATACGACTTTATCCGAATCAATGTACCCGGCGATAAATCACTGTCAATTGACACGATTGCCGACGATAACCACAAAGCCCGTTTTGCACGGCAATGGCAAGCCTATAAAGGCTTAAAAGATATTAAAGGTACGCCAATGGAGGAATGGCCAGAAATTGCCGAAACACTCCGCATTGAGCTAGCCTACCAAGGGTTTAGATATATTGAACAAGTTGCTGGCGCACCTGACGCGGCGTTTATCCGTATTATGGGCGGCACACAACTTCGCAATAAAGCACAAGCCTTTTTAAATCGTGGTAAAATAGACGCAGACGAGCTTATTAAAGCTCAATCTGACCAAATTGCAGAGCTTCAAGCGCAAATGAAAATTTTGATGGATGCACAACCACCTGAAGTCAAAAGAGTTAGAACCGTTAAGGAATAAAACGCATGGCAAACCTACTTACGAATGTTCAAGATGTCTGTTTAGAAATAGGTTTGCCTGTCCCCACGCAAGTGGCGACATCAACAGACCCTCAAGTGCTTCAAATTCAAGCGCTGATGAACCGTACAGGCGACACGCTATCAACTGAGCGTGACTGGCAAGCCTTAGCGGCAGAATACCGTTTTGAAACGGTTTACTATCAATATACAGGCAATGTTACTGAAGGCTCGACTACCATCACCAATTTGTCGTCAGTAACAGGGCTATCGACTGATTTTATGGCTATTGGCGAAGGGCTGTCACAAGACACTTTTGTCACTTTTGTTGGTACAACAACGGCTACAACTTCTATTCCTGCTACCGCCACTGCAACAGGCATTACCATTACGTTTAGCCAAGCTAAGTATGCTATGCCTAGTGACTATGCGCGTATGGTAGACAAGACCCAATACAATAAATCAAATCGTTGGTCAATTATCGGGCCTAAAGACGCCCAAGAATGGCAATGGCTTAAAGCAAGCTATGTCACGACAGGCCCTCGTATGCGTTTTAGAATGATGGGCAATAAGTTTGTTATCTGGCCTGCGCCTACCGCAGTGCTAGTAATGGGTTTTGAGTACGTTTCTAACGCATGGGTTGTAGCGGCAAACGGAACACCTAAAACACGCTTAACAGTTGATTCAGACACTACGTTATTCCCAGACCGTGTAATGGTGCTTGGTACAAAGCTCAAATTGTTTGAAATTAAAGGCTTTGACACTACGGCAGTGCTTCAAGATTACACTCGTGAGCTGGAGAAATGGAAAGCAGCAGAGAGCGGCGCAGATACGCTATCCCTCGCGCCACGCTATCCAAATATACTACTCACTCAAAATAATATTCCCGACACTGGGTATGGCAACACTACATCTTAAGGTCTTTCTTTTCTGAATCAAATAGGATATACTTAGTTCTGTCTTAATTAACTAGGAAGAACTAAAATGAAACAAAAAAGTAGATTTGCACCGTTTATTGAAAGAGTAGAAGCGCAAACCATTGTTAAAGAAAATGGGTGTATGTTGTTTATAGGGCATCAAGATAAACAAGGGTACGGAAAGATAGCTAAAGATGGAAAAAACACTGTTGTTCACAGAGCTGTCTGGGAATACTATCACCCTAATGAATTTCTTGATGGTAAAATAGCGCATAAATGTAAAAATAAAAATTGCGTCAACCCAGACCATTTAATTAAACTGTCTTCAATTATGGACAGGATTTTAAGACACGTTGAAGAACACGAAAACGGGTGTCACCTATTTATGGGGCATCGTAATGAAGATGGGTATGGCAGAATTGGAAGCGGAAAATCTTTAGTCTTTGTACATCGAGAAATGTTTAAAGAACACAACCCTGAAGTTGAAATGACCGGCGTAATAATGCACACTTGTGACACGCCAAATTGCGTTAACCCCGCACATTTAGTCCACGGAACGCAAGCGGAAAACATTGCAGATATGGTGGCTAAAGGTAGACGGGTAACAGTAAAAGGTTCTGCGCAAAAAGACGCTAAATTAACTGAATCTGATATACCTGTTATACGACAACGGTTAGAATATGGCGCAACTTACGCAAGAATTGCTAGAGATTACGCAGTCAGCGAAACTACCATTAGATTTATTGATATTGGTAGAACTTGGAAACACGTTAGTTAGGAACATTTATGGACGCCGTTAGATTAGCTCAACTTTTACGTCAAATGCCAGAGGATAACCCAAAAGGGTATGATGAAGCGGGGTATATTGCCAAATACGGCGTACCTGCACCGTATAACAGCCTGCAAGATTATCAAGAAGCAACAGGTAGACATTTAAACGATGAATTTAAAATGCCTAACCACCAAACATTTTCCAGTGGGTCTATTTATAGCGCACCAGATATGCAAGGAGGAAATTGGCAAAAAGGCGGAAGTGATGAAAATTTGTGGAATTATCAGCCTTCCGATACTAATTTTAGACAACAGACGCCTAATGATTTGGCAAACTATTTTGCCACTAGAGAAGCTAAAAAAACATTTGTAACTTTGCCTGATGGCAGAATTGTAGAAGGCTCTTTGTAATGTTACGACCTAAACGCCAAACTTCAGGTACCGTCACTGTCACCGCGCCAATCGGCGGGTGGAATGCGGTAAACCAATTAGCCGCGATGTCGCCTAACGAAGCGGTCATCATCGACAACTGGTTTTGTTTGCCTACTGAATTGCAATCGCGCAAAGGCTATACTTTATGGTCAAGCGGAGTGACAGGCAATATTGAGTCTTTTATTACTTATGATGGGCAAGACGGCGCAGCGTACACCTTTGCCGTTGCAGACGACGCTGGCGATTGCAGTGTGTGGAACGTAACGGCGCAAACGCCTACCGCGCCAACTGAAGTTGTTACAGGGCTTTCTAACGCTCGCTGGCATTTTGGTCAAGTATCAACGTCAGGCGGCACATTTACGCTTGCTGTGAATGGCGAAGATTATATGCTTCTCTATAACGGCACAACATGGCAACAAGTGACGGGCGTATCAACACCTTACGCTATCACAGGCGTTGACACTAGCCTTCTTGTTGACGTATTAGTACATCACCGCAGAGCGTGGTTTGTTCAAAAGAACAGCATGAAATGCTGGTATTTAGCGACTGATTCGATTGCTGGTACAGCGACTTCTTTTGATTTTGCGCCATTGTTTATTAATGGCGGTAGTATTGCCAAGATTGAAACATGGACGCTTGACGCTGGTAATGGTATGGACGACTATTTTGTCGTCATCACTACGGCTGGTGAGATTGCAGTTTATAGCGGAACAAACCCTGCTAATGCAGCTACATGGTCGCTTAACGGCGTATATTATGGTGGTTCACCCGTAGGGCGTAATTGCACAATTAAATTTGGTGGCGACGTATTACTGCTGAATAAGGACGGACTAGTCCCTTTGTCGCAATGGCTAATGTCTAGCCGTGTTAACGTCAAAACGTCTATTACAAACAAAATACAACAACGAATTACTGACGCCACGACAGCGTATGCAGATAATTACGGCTGGCAAGTTATTTTAAATCCGCCTAACAATATGCTGTTTATTAACGTACCGGTTAGCGCAACGCAGTTTGACCAATACGTTATGAACACTATTAGCGGGGCGTGGTCACGTTTTACAGGTGTTAACGC